TACTGTTCTCAAACACAAAACGTATGTCAAGTTCAGGGTGTTGTTTTTTTATAGCCATATGCTTACGTCTATCGTCTGATGTAAACCGTCCTTTTGTTTCTATTATTAAGCCGTTGTGCAATATAAAGTCGGGGGTATAGGTGCGGTACATTAAGTCTTCCCATTCTATCTTGAGAGACTCGTACTTAAAACGTACCTTACGTTCTCTCAGATAGTCCTTGACTTTTATTTCTAGCCCACTCCTATACCCCTGCTTTAGCGCATGTTTGAAGCGCCTACCGTCCACTAGAATTTCCAGTGCCAGTGTAACGGCTGACCAAATGAAGTAGGTGTTATACCTAGCTCCTTTAGTTCCTGACGAACTGCATCATCAGCTTCCTTACGAGCTTGCATCGCTGTACGTAATCCTGCGTACTTAGCCTCTCGTAAAGCTTTCTTTTTTTCAGAGAGTTCCTGTTCCATCTCCTTGATGTTATCGTGTAACTCTTGGATTTCTGAATCGCCTATCATACTTACTCCTCTATGTATGCCACTATCTTAGGGTCTTTTGCTTTTGACATTCGTGATGGCTCTTCCACCATGTTAGGCCAACACTCATGTCGATAGTCGCAGAACTTGCAACTATCATTAAGTACCATATTGCCTGTAGGTTTACCCCTAAAGAACTCAGGTACAGGACTGAAGCATCGTTTAAACTCATTCTTATTGACTGTTTCCACAGTCTGTTTGATCTTGTCCAACTCCACTTCCATATCTAGATTATCAGCAGGTACGTACTTGATACCACCGTTGGCTTTGTTGACTACCCACCAACCACCTGCTCTCTTACCTGCAGCTTTAGCATACCCTGCTAACTGCCCAACATATCCAAACGAATCTCCTTTCGCTAATGTGTCATATGACTCAAACTTATTACGATAAGACCAGTCTGACGCTGACTTAACATCATCAACCGCACCATCTACAATAAGATCATAACTACCAGAAACGTGAGTATCATTACTATCTCCCACTGGAAGGCTAACTTTATCAGTGTCTTCAAAAGCCACGTTAGACTCTTTAAGAACACCCTTAAAAACAGCTTCAACTATATCTCCTAACATCATGTTCATTACAAATGTAGTCGGCTTTGGTAATGCCGTTTCGGG